CCAATGCTGAGAGAAGAGTTCGTTTAGAGCATGTCTATGGAGATTTCTTGAAAGATGAGAAATTACCTATCGAGAAAGTTGCGGTAGGAAAAGCCCGATTAGTGAGTGGCTGTCCTATGGATTATGCAATAGCTGTTCGAATGTATTACATGGCATTTATCAAATGGACTATGGATAATAGGATTACTAATAGTATGGCAATTGGAATGAATGTATATTCTGAAGATTGGCAGCATGCTTATAATCATATTAATTTATTTCCAGGCAATATAATTGCAGGAGATTTTAAAGCATTTGATGCCAGTGAGTTACCTCAGGTACACTCAGCCATTGGTAGGATGATAGATAGATGGTATGGTGGTACTAAAGAAGATAGTAATGTTAGAGAAGTGTTAATGGCGGATTTGTATAATTCGAAACACCTTAATGGTAGAACACTGTATGAGATGATTCAATCGTTGCCCTCAGGCCATCCCTTGACCGCGCCCATGAATACTTTATATCATTTAGTTTCTTTTAGGCTTTGTTGGGTCAAGCAGTATGGTATTGGATCATTGGGTAAATTTAATGAACATGTTAGACTTCTTGCTTATGGTGATGATGGTGCTACTTCAGTTAGTAATGCTATCATTAAGACATATAACCAAAACACACTTGTTGATCTGTTCGCAAATTTTGGACTCTCCTATGGAGGAGAGAAAAAGACTAGTGAAGCTATGGATGATCAACGTAGTATTGGTGAAATTAGTTTTCTGAAAAGAACTTGGAGGTATGAAGTACTCCTTGGTAGACATGTTGCCCCCCTAGACCTTGATGTTATTTTGGAGTCCACTTGTTGGACCAAGATGGGGTCTATGAAAGACATAATTGCGAGGACTAATATTGATAATGCAATGTCAGAATTATGTTTGCATCCACCTGAAGTATTCGAAGAATGGTCTAAGAAGATCTCTGATCTTTCAGTTAAGTATTATGACCATTTACCCTTTTGTGACAGAGTATCTCTTCTACACGCGTCAGTGCGTAGAGAAATGCCCTGGTACTAACTGAC